GGGCAAAGAATACGCCGTTGACGGTTGTCTTAGCTTGGACTATTTAAAAGGTTTAATTATTGGTGAAATATGGGAGAACGATGCCGTTAATTGACGTACGCTGCACAAACTGTGCAAATATAACAGAAAACATCGAACTGAATGAGCTTGATAATTTCAGATGCAGGTGCGGCGGTTTGACAAGGCGGCTATATCAGACTTGTCCATTTATCCTGAAGGGCGAAGGCTGGTCCAAGCAGGATTATGAAACGCCGAACAAAGATGTATTAAAAGAACATGGCGATGGTACAAAGTTTACGCCTGATAATAAACCATTTGAAAAGAGCTTGTTTTGAGTATACCAATTAAAAAACTTTGGAATGGTTGTTCTATTGATTTGGGCAAGATTGTCTCTATAAATTTGGATAAACTAAGTGAGACTCATGGAGTAGTTTATATTACATACATGGGATCGGCTGAATCACAGGTACATGACATTGATGGTTTGTTTGAAGAAAAAAGTATAGATGAAATTTACTTTGATTTAATTGAGGCTTGGGAAAAATACAGGTATATAGAATGAAGTCAATGAATATTGAAAAGATAAAGTTCTTTGATCCGAAGGTTATTAAGAACGTCCAGGCAAAACACCTTGCTTTATTCAAGGATCGGGTAACTGAGAAGGGGCACGATAAAGACGGTAAGCAATTCCCTAAATATTCTAAGGGCTACATAGAAGCACTTGAACGGGATATGCGGATTAAGCGGGGGCCGAGAAAAGGTGGAAGGCATAAGGGTTTAGGCGGTATATCATTAACTACCTCAGGCGAAAAGATAAGCCGCAGGCAGTTTAGGCTCCGGGGTATTACAATGGGGCCGAATTTCAAGCTTGGCAAACACGGCTCAGATTATTACGAACTAACCTGGGCGGGAGAGGGAGCCCAGATTGTACAATGGCAGGCAGAAGCCGGCAGGGATGTGATCAACGATATTCCCGATAAAGAATGGAATCGGATAGTCGATATGCTGGGCGATAATGTGGACAAGCAGTTTAACGCAATAAAAAATGTAAAAATTAGAGTCGGATAAACAAAAAGGATTAAATATGTACGAAGGTTCCGCCACTCCGGGCGCAAACGGAGAAATTACGCCGGTAACTCCTCCGGTGAATTATACAAAGGAGCAGTTGGACAGTGCAGCCGCAGCCGCAAGGCGTGAAGCTGACACGAAATCAAAAGAATTGCAAACACGCCTCGACGCTCTTGAGGCGCAAGAAGAAGAGCGTAAAAATGCAGACCTATCAGAAGTTGACAGGCTTAAAAAACAGAATGATGAATTAACACAATCGTCTACTGAGAAGGATAATTTGATCAAGGGCTTTAATGATAAAGAAGAAACCCGCAAGGCCGCGCTGCTTAAAAAGGTCGAGATTGAAATGAAAGACCTTGACGAAGGGCATAAGGCTTTAATCGATCAGATGCCTTTGGACGGAAAGCTTGATTTGATAGCACAATTAAAACAACAAAAGGCCGGGCCTGGTGAATGGGGTAAAGGGCCGTCTGGAGACAGCGGCACCCTTGACGAACAGGAACGGAAAGAATTAAAAGATGCCAAGACTCCGCAGGAAAGACAGCGTATTGTGATTAGATATGCCGGTCTTCGAAAACAGCAAAAGTAAAGTCTTGGCGTAAATGTACATGGAGGTTTTAGATGTCTTTTAAAACAAATATGAGTGATACCACAGCTCTGGACGCTCATTTAATTACAGCGTATGAATTAGAGTTTTTAATTTCTGCCGAGTACACACTAACAAAAGGATTGGCAAGTCTTGCTGATCGTGAATTTGAAGGGATGGTCAAAACCCACAGCTTCCCAATCTATACCAAATTAACAAAGGTATCATCCGCACTGACAGAAGATACCGAGGCAACACGGGAAGCAATGAGCGACACTGCATTTACCATCACCCCGCTTGAGTATGGTAAACCTGTAATGACTACAAAGCTGGCAAATCTGCAGTCCGGCGGGATCCCGAATCTGGCCGCCGCTCGATTGGTTGCAAATAACATGCGTGAGTCTATTGAGTATATTATGATTTTAGCTGGAGAAGCAGGGACAAACGAGATAATCGTAACCCAGGCCGCAGAATCATCTTTAACGGCTTCGGACATAATGACTGCTGCAGACTGGAAACGTCCGATTAATAAATTCAGACGAACAGGTATTCAGGGCCCGTTTTGGGCAGTATCACATGACGATATTTTATACGATCTTAGAGCAGAAACAGGCACGCAGGGCTGGACTGAAAATGCTCTTTACGCTGATGCTGATTCCGTTCTGGCAAATGAAGTCGGAATGTTTGGCGGCCACAGAGTAATAGACAGTCCGCTGGTAACTATAAATGCAGATGCTGGTAATGCGGCTGTTGATTCTTATCATACTCAGTTCTTTGGAAACGGCGCTTTTGCTTATTCCGAATCTGAAGAACCGCACGGCCTGCTTTCGGGGCCATTTGATAATTTGGCCCGTTTTCTGGATTTCGGTTGGTATGGTGTGTTTGCGTATGGATTGGTAGACACAAACGCTCACTATGTCGTGACTGCCGCAAGTTCACTCGGCACAAATACATAATAATCGGGGCTAACCAGCCCCTTTTAATTTAAGGAGTTACAGGATGGCAGAAATAAAAGAAACAACAGATACAACAATTCAGGGAACGCCGAGGAATGGGCCGGGGCCGAAAATAATCAAAACGATTAATGATGTTTCGCCCTACAAAGTCAAGATTCGGACTATCCGAGCTTTGCCTGCTGATCTATGCGGTTATCAGTTTGATTTTAAAACTGAACTGGTAGAGCAAGGCGGGCAGAAAGTTAAAGTCGGTGTGGTTTATGAACTGGACAGCAAAAAATTTGTTGACAAAAACCCAGATTCAGAACGCTTTGGAAAAACGGTTCTTCCAGAGATAATTGCAAAGCTGACAAATCCAATGCATAAAATGGTAGAGGTTGTCGGATAATGAAACGTTATGGGATGCATAGAATATCGGGCGGTAAGTCGAAACAGGTTATTGCCGAAGCAGAGAATAATAAAACACCTGCAGAACCAACAAAAAGGTTCAAGCCTCGACAGTGTATTGCATTGGTGAGCCGCTCGGTACGTTTATGTGCAAAGGATTATAAATTTGTAGAAGGCAAAGAGTATATAATTGATGAATGGGAAGTCTTTACAAAATTAACAAATCCTTTAAACCCTGTATTAAAGGAGAAAACATGAAAAGGATTTATATTGTATTGCTTTTAGTATTGCCTTTGCTCTTGACCGGCGGCGAAAAAAAGAATACTAATCTTACTTATCCGAATCAATTGTTTACAGCTGGCAGTGATACGATTCTATCAGCGGCAAACTTGAATTCAAACATAATCCAGATTGGTACCATTGAAGGGGTGGTGGTTATAACTATTCAATCTGATACAGTTGCCAACGGAGGCTCTGTTGCTAAGGACATTGCAGTATATGCAAAGTTTCAAAGCGGGGCCGGTAATTGGGGAGTCCCTAAAGACTCTATTGCAGTAGATTCGATTTATTTAGGGACTATTGATTCGAGCTATGTAAATGATGAGACTCCATGGAATTATCATCCGGCAGGAGAACTTTGGTGGGATGTATTTGATAGAATGAAAATAATTCTTAATCCGGGCGCCAGTGCAGATTCTTTAAAATTTAGCAGATCAAGTGCAAGGGGATATTAAATGAAAAAATTATTAATTATGTTTGTGCTGTTGTTATTTATAGCAGTGCAGGCACAGCAGATTAACTATACCTGGGGTTATTCGGCCGCGGGGACTGCATATACTCAAACGGGCTCGGCTGATTTAGATTCAAACGGGACGGTGACGATTGTTTTTGATATGCAGGATTATTATTACATGGATTGGCACCCGCTAACCGTTAATGAGATATATACATTCATGGGAACGGGTTATGACGATTCAATAGATACGGGAGTGGATTCTATTGCACAAAGCGGCTCTACGGTTGCAACAGTTTACAGCAATTCTACCAGATTATATTATGGGACTTTTTGGTATAGGTGGGATTTGGAGAATGCGGCTGATTCTGTTTACTACACAGTCAAAGCGTATCCGGGTAATTTAATTTATCATCCGAATGATGGTTCAAGAATAACTGCCAGTAATATTAATTGGTCAACAACGGCGACAACTTTAGTTGACACCACGTCCGGGACGTACACGACAGATGATATCCAGTGGACAGCTGTTAACGTTTATCTTGGAAGTGTGTCTAAAGTATTGCCGCCTGAATTTATTAAAGTTATTTTGGATTTAGAAGGCGTGTCATGTGATAGTATCGACAGTAAATGGAATTTTGCTTATCCGGCACTGCTTGAATACTATCAGGATATGCGGCGAACTACACAATCAGATAATGACGCGGCTAAAGAAACAAAGAGTATGCACTAATGGCTGATTATTGTAGCATAACAACGGATCTGGAAGAAGTATTTCCAGGACTGGAAAAATACCAGTTAAGGGAAAGAGTTGAAAGTTGGACGAGTGAGGCATCAAATGTTTACTCTAAGGCTTTCACTGGTAATGTTGCTGCGGTATTTGTCGATGGAGCACAATACACTCTTGATACAGATACTTCCCCGGATGCTGGAAAGTATTACTATTCAGCTGATGTTGACATACTTTATATTCATATTACAGCAGATGGTAATCCATCGGCAAATACTATTTACATTGGTGAAGATTGGGACGGGTTATTAACTAAGTCCAGAGACCGGGCGCAGCAGATGGTGGATGCCAGGCTGAATAATAAATATGAAACTCCGCTTGTTCCGAGGTCACAGCAAATACATAATACTGCGGTTTATGAATATGATATTGTCAGGGTAACTGCTTTACTTACTTGCTGGTTAGTTGTTTCGAGACGTGATGCTGATTGTAAAGACGCTAAGATGTTATACAAGCAGGTCTGGAATCCGGATCCGGGAGAAGGCGAATCTAAGGGCCTGCTTAACTTATTGATGGATGGTGAAATTGTTTTGCAAGACCAAATATCAGTCAGAGAAACGGGTGAAAAGAATTTTAACGTTAATCCATATTCATCCAATACCGTAGATTTCCAGCCTATATTTTTTGGGCCGTATTCAGGAAATAAGCCAATGGTTTGGAGAATCCAGATTGATACCGGCGGAGCATTAGGTACGGCTACTTATAAAGTCAGTTATGATCAAGGCTCTAATTGGGATTTGACTTTGCAAAAAACAAAGGATGACGACAACAATCAAATCAGATTTTCTATTGCATCTGGAATATATGTCAGGTTTCCGGAAACTACATGGGTAGTTAATGAATATTGGGATTTGGAATTAATACCGCAGGGCGACACGGCAACAAATGCTAAAATATCATCTATTCCGGTGGTGAGATGAGCTATACGAATCATACTAAAACTGTCAATGATGCACTCCACGCTTTGTTATTGGGTGAGTTCAGTATTCCAGTTGATTACTCGGCCTACGATGATTACGATCCTGATTTCAGGTCTGGTGAGTGCATTAGATACTATAACATTGATCAGCCCCCGGCGGGTGGGAATTCAAGCGGGGAAGATCGGCAGTTTGATTATGAACTGGACTATTGGTTTAGTAATCGCAATGTTGAAAAGAAAGATTATGATGCAAAAATCTGGGCCAGGTATGAACAGGTCAGGCAGTTGTTAAAAGAGAATTCAACTTACCAGCCGTCAAGTGCTTACAAATGGCATGACATTGAAATTGAAACAATGGTTATCGTGGATGTGCTGGACGAAGACGACAATAAAACTGGTGAAAAGGCAATCCATTTAGAATTTAACATGAAGAGGTTTTGTCAATGGGCATAACGAAAAAAGACACAATAAAAGTCAAGGCAGATATGGGATTCGAAAAGTATCGCTGTATTGCTTTGGGATTGAATAAGAAGGATTTCAGGGCTTTGCAATGCGGCAAGGAAGCCGAAATCCCAATTTCTATATTTGAGAAATATAAGGTATTCAGGGAGGTGAAAGATGGCGATTAATGGAGTAGTATTTACGCCGAAAGATGTTTTATTGGGGCTGGCCGAGGAAGCAACGTTTGGCACAGCAATTGCAGACAATGCGGCTTTTATTCAGTATCCGGAGTTTGACAGCGTTACGGTTGATTACGGACTTACTCAGGAAATGGGCGTAAGAAACAGAAGCCGGAGAATGATTGACGACGACGATGTCCATGTATCGCAAACGGGCGGAATTCGGACAATTACAATATCTGGCTTGCGGTTAAGAAATAAAGATGCGGCTGAATTGTTATACGCAGTCTGCCAGGATGTGATAGAAGGGGAAACTCCCTTTTTAAAAACGTTTAATATTGACTGGACAACCCAGCCGAATTTTGCAGCAGATGCGGGGTTCTTTTGTACAATTGGTTTAGATACTTTTATTGATGGATATCACGAAAAATTTACTTCGTGCGTTGGTAAAAATATCAAGCTCAGCTACGAAGGTGCACCGGGCGGCGATGGAAACTGGAAGGCAGATATTGTGTTTATATCTGGTTTCGCAGCCGATACGACAGCTACTTTTTCAGGTACTTGGACAGTCAATACGCAAACCCTTATTGATGGTCACAAAGCGGCTACAAAGTCAATAGCGGGCAGTGATGTTGTGCTTTACAAGCTCGATGTTGAAATAGAGAACAACGCAGAGAGAATCGGCAATGATTCAGACGGGAATTGTGAAGGATATGCCATTGGTGTGGGCGGTAATGGTATGGAAATAAAAGCTAATGCGACAGTGAAGTATGACGCAAATGTTCAGGCGTTAAAGGCTGCTTATTTAGCCGGAACAGCGACAGCATTAATTTATACAGTTACAACCTATCTTGATATACAGATAGGTGCGGCAATTATAACAAGCTTCGCAGACGAGGGGCTTGAACAGGGCGCGGCAATTAATATTGAGCTAACAGGCGTATATAAATCAGGCAGCTTGATTACAATAGCGGTCACGGATGGAACTGATAAATCATGGCCTGCATCATAGGAGAATAGATGAAATTAAGTTCAGGCAGAGAAGTAGAAGTAAAAGAATGGACTCAAAGGCAGAGGGTTAAAATCGACGATGCAATGACAGAATATTATTACAGGCTCGGTGTTGACCTGACGGATTCGGAGCAGGTAAGCAGTGCACCGTTTAGTTTTGGTATTGCTCTTGATGGAATTGAGTACGCGGTTAAAAATGTACCTGCCGATCTTGATAATGTTGAAATTATCGAGTTGTTTAATAAAATTTATGAAGCCAGCCATATTTCAGAGCTTGATAAAAAAAAATAGCGATTGCGGTATGGGCGGCGGTATTTAGGCCGAAATGGGAAACGATTGGAAATGCAGATGAGTTTTTTGAACAAATATTTAACTCAGAACAAGAGATGTACTTTGATTACTGCACTCAGGTTAAAGATGCAGAGTTTATATTTACGCCTAAAGTATTGGAATTACTCAGGCGGCACAAATACCTGAAGCAATACGGTATAACGAGTTACGGAAAGCACTATGATGATTTACCTGCTTTCTGGCTGGATGCAGTAGATATAATGGATTATAACTATAACATGGCAGATGAATGGCGAAGAAAAAGCTTGACATAAGAATGAACCTGAAGGGCGGAAAGAAGGCATCCGCCGAGATGAAAACATTCGGAGCAAATACAAAAAAAACCATTGGTTCATTAAGAACTATGAGCATGGTAATGACCGGGGTGTTTGCATCTGCTATGGTCGTTGGTGCTGTTCACATGGTCAAGCTTGCCGGCGAGGCTGAGGGTGTCGAGAGAGCGTTTAAAAGATTAAATCGCCCTGGTATGTTGTATGACTTACGAGAGGCCACAAAAGGCACGGCATCTAATCTTGAACTAATGAAAGCAGCTGTCCGGGCAGAAAATTTTGATATACCTTTAAAAAACCTTGGGTCTCTTTTAAAGTTTGCTCAGTCACGCGCAAGGGATACCGGCGAATCAGTTGAATTTTTAACCAACTCGATTGTAATGGGCATCGGTAGAAAATCTCCATTAATCCTTGATAATCTTGGGCTTTCTGTTGTTCGTGTACGGGAAGAATTTAAGAAAACCGGGGATATGGCGCAAGCAGTTGCTAATATTGCAAATGAGGAATTGGCAAAAGTTGGTGAAGTTGGTTTAACATCTGCCGATCAGATTGAGAAACTTACAGCCGCTTGGAGCAATGCGTCTATTGCGATTGGGAAATGGTTAAACAATTCTTTACAGCTGACAAGAGTATTAAATAATATTGCTGATTTTGCCAGCGAGGACTTTGAATGGTTTGGCGGTGTCCTGCCTATCAAAAAGGCAAAAGCTTTTTATTCAAATATGGAAGAGCTTGAGAAAAACAGGGAAAAGGCTCATCTGAATATTTGGAATGCTCAGACCAAGAAAGATACTGAATATTGGACGCAAATGCTTAATTATGGTCTGAAGTTAGAGAAGCTTGAGAATAAGCCGCCTGGGGGCGCGAAAGATACAGCTTACCAAAAATGGGCCCTAGAAAAGGCTGTGGCTTTAGAAAAAGCAAAGGAGCTTACTGAATTTGAGTATAGGTATTGGGCAAGCCAAAACCAGCAACTATTACAAAGCGGGGCAATGTTAGATAGTAATATTAACAGGCTCGAAACAACGTCAACAAAGCTAAAAGAAATATCAGCCATTAATGTCACGGCATCGCTTAGTGATTTGGGAAGTATCGGCCAAGATATTTCACAGCGTTATCAAAAAATAGCCGGTATGACAGAATCGCTAATTGCCGCTCCGCTTTCTGCTGCCTTTACGAAGGGGCAATCTGTGGCTGAAGCTTTCTTTGATTCGTTAACAAGTATGCTTTTACAGTTCGCTGCACGTACGGCAACCTTTGGATTATTGAGCTTGTTTATGCCTGGTGACTTAATGGGCAAGGTTTTTGGCGGCTTTGGCAAATTTATGGGCTTCGCCGGCGGCGGTATAATCCCGGAGCCGGTTGTGGGTGTTGGTGTGCAGTCGGGCCGTGGATATACATTTGCAGAGCAAGGCCCGGAAAGAGTTATCCCAACCGGCGAAAGCGGCGGCGGGTTAACTGTAAATTTCAACGATCTAAAGGTAGTCGATCATAGAATGGTAGATGATTATATAATTCCAAGAATTCAGAAAGCAATGAGGCTCGGCAGAGCATGAGTTTATTATTAACAGATCACTACAAATATAATGCCAAAAATTCTGCGTTTGCAGAGAACTGGTTTATGATGCTTTATTACGATGCCGGGTCGAGCTATTTAGGGATCGCTGAGAAGGATATAATAATAGACTCCAATCAATTTTACGGGCTTGTAAAAGATTGGGGTGAAGTTATAGAGAGTATCGACATAGCCAATTCCAAGTCGGCTGTTTCTGAAGTCGAAATTTTGTGTAGTAATATATTCAAGAATAAAACCCTGGCAGAGGAGCTGTACGGCGGTTCGAAAAAGTATCTAAATAGAAAGGTTAAAATTTATACGCATTCTGCTGACACTTCTACGCTTGCAAATGCAGTACAGGTTTATGAAGGATTTCTAAAAAATATAGTCTATCCGTCTGACAATGAAATCGGCTTAGTGGTTGAGGGCTATGATCCGGCCTACGGAATTAAGGTTCCTACTGCTAAGGCCTCTATTAAGAATTCACTAAACCCAACTATTACGAGTGATATTTTTATCCCATTGGCGTATGGTGATTTTGATCCCGATACTGCAGCGAACTTTTATTCAGCGGGCTTTTATTATCCGATGCCCTTTGCGATCAAGCTTGATAATATTTATTTCTTGCCTGCTCAGAGTTACGGTTCGCCGGTTTCGGCTTCGGTAGCGTTTTACGACAGCAATTTAGACAAGTTTTTACCGCTAACAAATGGCGGTACTGTGACCGTTTCACTTGGATCTACTAATTTGTTTGGAGTGGATAAGCCGGTAACAAGGACAGCTTATATAAGACCTACAGCAGAGAAAACGGGTGATGATTTTACATATACGGAAAGGGCTTACGATCAAGATTCGGACGGTTCTAGCAATGAAACAACTTATTCTTATAAGAGTGAACAGGGATCGATCACACGAAACTGGCTTGTGGAAGAGATAGAAAACCCGATTGGCAAGGGAATCGCTTTGACTTTGTATGTAAAAGCAAGGGCTGGGCTTGACTCTGGCGGCGGCGGTGCTCCGAATCCAGACTTGGCAAGGCTTGAATCAACATTGTTTGGTGAATCTGACAGTATTGTATCTCACGATACCGATGACGGAGTTCCGGGGAGTACTTTGGTCGATTACTGGTCACATGATTACTCGGTAGAATATGCGGCCAATGATTATAAAATTGATGACGAAATTCCATTAGATGCAGTATTCGTTAACGTTGATGATCTGGATGGATATATTTATATTTATGACGTTTATTTGAAAGTCGATTTAGCTTTAGATTATGCAAACGAAGCAGAGGCGGCCGAGACATTTGTTAAGGAATTCAAAACAGCCTATTGTTCAAGAGACGGATTATCTCAGAGCTATACAGATAATGATGGAGGTATTGCAGATCTCCCGCACGAAATACATAGAGATTTATTAAAGCGGTTTACGGACTTTGATTACGATAACGATTATATGAAGGGTTTTTCAGCAACTAATCAATATCTTACAGATGATCTTAATTCTGCAAGATCCGGCTGGACTTGTCATTGGTGGCAATTAGAGCCAAGAAACTTACAGGAAATTTTAGAGCAGATACAATATGAAGGATGCTTTATTATGCTTCCTGTATTCGACTCTGATGCTTCTGGAAATGCAGGAGCGCAATATATATGGGTGCATGATACCTATGCGGCTGGTGATGTCACGCATACATTAGATGCCGATGATTATGACGATTTGAAACTAGGCTTGACCGATCTTAGCGAAATAATTACTAAGTATAGTTTAAATTATCAGAGGCACCCGGCTAATAATTCGTATAGGAAATCAGAGACTTTTACAAATGCAAGCCGAACGGATTATTTTCCAGATGCAACAAATGAAAACATAGTCGAGGGAAATCTTGATTTTATAACCGCAGCAAAGGTAACATCCGGAGCAACGGCCAATGCAAGCTTTGCAAAGTATTATGATAATATATCCGGCTCACCTAAGATCATTGGTGAATGTAGAATCAAAAACATGCTTAAGAGTAATTTAAGGTCAGGCGATATAATTAAATTTAGCGATACGGTTAGACTTCCTTATGGAAAAGCGTGGGCTGATTTATATTTTATAGTGACCGAAACACGCAGGCAGCCCGGAAGTTTTAATATTAAATTTAGATTAGTATACGAGGCTTAAATGGCAGTAGGAACGATAGTATTTTATGCAAATGGTATTTGGGGAGCTGGATATTCTGTGACAGCAGAGCCAAGTGTGGTTACTCAGGGCTATGCTTGCTCTGGTGCTGAGACATCTGATGCGGTGTATGATTTAGTGGATGCTAAACGAGGAACGGTCGTCACGGTAGACACAAATGGAGAAACAACAGATTTTCAGCTTGATTTAGATTTAACCGCAAGTATTGCAAGCTCTGATTTTATGATATTAGATAATCATAATTTCGGGAGTGCCGACGGCGATTTAACTTTTAGATATGCAGCGGGCAATACTGGCTTAACGGTTGCAAGCTGTCACTCTGGTACTTTAGGAAGTGCGTTAACGGCTATGTCTCTTGGCGGCGGTACTGAGTTTGTAATAACTAACGACGGAATTTTACTAGAGAAACACACTGCTCAGTCTTCGGCCAACTTCAATGTTTTATGCGCTGACAACAACACCTTTACCGCAGATGTAACTCTCGGCGAATGGTTTGTAGGTAAATCTTTCACGCCCGCAATGGCACCGGATCAGCCTGAAATCATCAGGAATTTTGACGGGATAAGCGTATCAAGAACTTTAGGCGGGCAGAATTCAAGCGTTAAAAGATATGGGAAAAGGCAGGCATGGAAACTTACATGGCCTATCGTAGAAGAAGCAGATAAAATATTATTCGAGACTCTTTTAGACACAATCGAAGGGCCAAGATTTCCTTTTTATATTGATCTTGGGGAAGAGGCTACACCGTGTTTATATTTTGTCAGGTATGTTGAGAATAGTTTTAATGTTAAGAAATTAAAAGCTCAGGCATATAAAATCAGCATGTATATTGAGAGTGAAGTATAATGGAAACTAATCGCGGTATATTTTTAGTAAGTGAAACCAGCGGATCTATTACAACTACTCTTGTTCAGGCAACCGGAGATGCTGTAATTTACTCAAGAGAAATCAAAGAGGATTCTGACTCTACAACGGAGAGAACTTTGCTTCTTAACTGCCCGGATGATGATTCCAGTACGCCGACAATTCAAATAAGCATTAGGTTATATATCGGCACTTCCTGGACAGAGTATACTTCAATTCAGGCAGCAACCGCCGTACCGTCTGAATTTAAGATTACGAGCTATAATAAAAGCTGGTGGGTTAAAAATAACGGTGTACAGTTTCAAATAACTAAATCCGGGGCCGGGGCCGTGACCCATGCAAAGGGGCAATGGGTATGAGAATATTATTATTCCTTTTATTGCCGCTATTATTATATGCAAATGACAGGCGGGTACGCGGAATTGATTTAACGAGTTCGGCAAAAGATACTATTAAATCTATAACAACCGACAGCTCTGCGGTAATGCGTACCTGGGCACAGGGGCAGATTGAAGATTCGCTTACTGTCACTATTGCAGGGAAATCAGTAAATATTAGAGATTATATCCAGGACAGGAAACAGAGTTTGGTTGAATCCTATGGTGCTGTATCAAATGATGGAAATGATGATACTGCTTACATGCAGGCAATGGTAGACAGTGTAATTGCTAATGGCGGTGAGATTGTATTAAGTTCAGGAGTTTACTATCTGGCGGACAGCGTAAGACTTGCCCCAGGCGCTGGCAACACATTGATAATCAGAGGCATTCCGGGCGAGACTTGGTTTATTGGGGACACATCTTCTGTTAGTGAGAGGTTTGATAATGGTTTTCATGTTGTGGATGGATCTGTTGAATTTGACGGGCTAAATTTCAGGCACATGTACACTCCGATAATTTTAAAACCATCTTCTTCCGGGTCAATTGAAAATTTAACTATTAACAATTGTTACTTTGACAGCTTGCGGATAAAGGCTGGCGGGTTTTACACAAACTATGTCGATAGTATTGTTTATAATATACGTGTAACCAATAACATTGTTAAGAATTCCAGAGGCGGTTTTGTTTTTAACGGCCATGTTAAAAAAGCATTATTTGAAAGCAATATATTTACTAATATTAATGGAAAAAATTTAAGTGCAATTTGTATGTCTGCCGGCAACAATACTAAAGATACCCTTATAGATAGATGGTATTCAAGCAGCCTTTATTACGGTTACATATTCTCTAACAATATTTGTGACTCTATTTATGCAACGGCTACAACCGAAATAGAAGTTCATGGAATAATGGCATTTGGGCGCAGGGTACTTGTGGCAAATAATATCATTTCAAATGTTTGGAGTACGCATGACACATCTGGGGCTGAGGGTATTTATCTTAAATCTATCGGAAGCAATATTGTTGGGAATATCCTCTGGAATGGCGGTGTCGGCGAGGCCTGTATTGCAGAAAAAGGAGAAGAGTTATCAGATGATTGTTTAATAACTGGTAATATAGTTTACAAGGATGCGCGCTTTACGGGTTATGGAATTTACACTACTTGTGATTCGAAGGTTGAGGGTAATTATGTTTACATTCCCGACAGAACGGCGGTTTCGGCATCTGGAACAGGAATTCGAGTAAGCTATGAAGGCAAGAAGCTTGATATACTTAATAACTATGTACACGTAGAGGGAATTGGTATTAACTGTGGAAGCGGAAAAACTTCAAATGGAGGAGTAATTACAATAGCTGGTAATTATGTCAGAAGTGACAGCAGCCTATCCGTTCAGCAGGGACTTGGAAGCTACGATAGTGAAGAAACTATTATAGACCACAATAGGTTGTATTCTTATTACACCGGGATTGTTTCTATTCCAAGCACAGCACAGAAAGTGACCATTACAAATAATCCGGTTTTAAGCATGGACGGATGCACAACTAGTGGATATGGTATAAGCGTAACTGGGGCAGAGCGTTTTACATTTGACAACAATAAGGTTTATTCAGACAGTTCTACCAGTACAACCGAAGTTTTATATATTCAAAATGCAAGAATTGGTGAGATAAAAGACAATGAGTTTTATGATAATGGTAATGCAAGCAGGTGGATCAGGTTAAATCAAGGCACTACAAATGCCGATAGATGGTTATTCAGCGGGAATAGTTTCTTGGTGGATGATGAGATATTTGAAGAACCAAGCTACATAATTAATACTGGGACAGACACGATTACAACGGCCATTTATCAGAATAATATTTTTAGTAATATTAGCGACTCTACCTTTGTTCAGGCAATTTATCACGGTGCGTATAGTGCAACCTTGATTTTCAAAGACAATATCTATGATGCTAATTTTACAAGAGGCATAGCTTTAAATGGAACTGGAAAAAGTTATGGTACTCTGTATTTCGCTAACAATGTATGGCTGAATCCTGCGGGGCATTTTCTTGTGGACGATACCGGGCAGAGTACATGGGTAGACATTACGGCTACTAATTTAGTCAGATTAAACAACGGTCTTGATGGTGATATGGGCTCATACTTGGGGCAGGTATTCATTAATTCAGCAACAGATAGTGTTTATGATTTATACTATAACCCGGCAACCAATTCAATAGACACAACAAAAGTTCCAAGAGCGTTGGAATAAGGAGAAACTATGAAAAAGCTAATTTTAATACTTTTATTAACGATGTCGTTTGGCTGGGCATGGCCCGAAGGCTATGGACGTTTGACTAAGTCTGCTATGACTGCTTATGTTATAGCTCAAAACAATACATGGACAGGAACGAATACGTTTTCCGGGGCGGTTACATTTAATGCATTGGCTACATTTACTGCCAGCATTACGGCTGATTCGTTATTGATCGATACTAATACTCTTGTTGTTGATAAAACCAATAACAGTGTTGGAATTGGAACCGCTGCGCCATCTGCCGTAAAGCTTCACGTTGTTAAAGGGGCTGGCACTGTTCCAGGTTTAGCCGGGGATGAAACGGCCATATTTCAAAATAATGATGATGCCGCCGATGTTAATCGTGTTGTGTTGTTATCCGGTGCATCTGGCTCAAATAATATTGAATTTGGTACAGCTGTGGCAAGGAATGTAGGGCAAATCCAATATGACCCTGCCGGTAGTTTTATGAATTTTAGGGTTAATGCTGGCACAAGAATGAGAATTATCTCGAATGGGAATCTTGGGATTGGAGACAATAATACATCACCATCTGCTAAACTATCCGTGGATGGTAACGCAGGGGCTGTAGATTTATTAGAACTAATTAATGATACCGATGGCGCTGTTGGGGATAGCTCTTTCGTTGTTAACAAATTGGGTGCAATTGCTACGTGTACATCAATTACTACAGCTGGGGCAATAACCGGAGCGACATTAACAGTGACAGATTTTACTCAATATATATCTATCGCGTCAAGCCAGGCCGGAGTGGGCGGGACAGCCCCAACACCCACAACCCTTGAAACATGGAGAGGGCTAAAATTTAATGCGAATACTGAATTGGCTTTTATAGAATTTGAGATTCCGGACGATTGGAATGGTACTTCTGATATGGCATTAAAGATATATGGTTTTCCTGATGCCGGTGACCAAGTGCAAAATGGTGAAGTTATAGAATTTGATGCAGAATATAGAAGCATTGCAGAGGGTGAACCATACGATAACGGAACGTCTGTAACAATTTCGCCAACATATACAGAAACGGCAAGCCCGGCAGCAGACAAGATATTAATTGAGCTTGAGGCAGCAATCGATTTCGATAACGGCAACCAGCCGCTTACAAAAGGTGATAACGTAGGCTTTAAAATACTCAGAGATGTAACAACGAGTGATACCTATACTGGTGATTTCACGGTTATAAAATTTGAGATCTCATACACGGCCAATTCATTTAGCAAGCATAGCAATTAATGTATTTAATATTATTAACAGCCCAACTATTGACTGCTTTGGCAGATTGGAACCTGAAGGGCAAGGGCGTTTGGACAGATGTAGATTATAACAAACTGCCATTCTGGAAGAAGGGAAAGCTATGGGCCTTTATCATAAATGCTCCCTACGTTGTTTTAGTGCTGATTTTGTCTTATGTTTATGGATGGATTTACTTAATAGGTCTATTGGGCGTCTGGAACGAAGATCATTTTTATTACCTGATAAAATGGGCCTGCCGGGGCTGGCTGGATTGGAATACTTGGTTTACGATATTTAACAAAAGGGTATTCAGGTTCAAGTGGGTTTATTATTTGACTGGGCTGCTTTGTAATTTAATATGGGTGGTGTTATGAGCAAATGTGTTTTTGGTTTAAGCAGGCAAGAAAAAAGAGATGTAGCATTCGGCTCGTTTATTGTCGCGGCATGCTTGATACTGTTGTTTTTTTATGGATGCAAAGATAAAAACACAATCTATCCAGGTGAAGGGAAAGAGTTTGTATTTGTGATTGCTGTTAGTGATTCTGTTATAAAATATACCTATGCCGATTATTACAAAATAGATGACCGTAAGTATTGTCAATTGTACGACAGCACAGGAGTACGTGTTGCTCAGCTTGCGCCGAGTATCGATACTGCTCAGCTGTCAATAATTAAGATAGATAAATTTAATCATTAAAGGAGAAACAGGATGGAGTTTTTATTGGAAAACTATGTGATGATTGTCGGCGCAATAGTGGCCGTATTCGGAGCATTCAAATTAGTTAAGTTTGTTAAGTATATTCGTTTTGCAAAAGAGGTCGTTGATATTTATGCAAAATATGACGAGTTTGCCAAAGATGGTAAGTGGGTCGAAGCTGAATATACTGCATTGGGGAAAGAAATGGTCGAAGCGGTCGATAGCGGCAAAGTAGCATTTAAGAAATGAAGCCAATCAAACCGGATTATATAGAGCCACTTATCCCTTTGATAAACAGCCGTGGTAACGACTTGACTCCGGTGGCTATGCTTCCTATGCCCGAAACAGAAAGCGGCAGAGAAACGCTCCTGAAGGCTCTGCCGTATTACATCTTTAAGTATGCGGACAATATTGAAAAGATCGGGGCCGTGATTGATGATAAGAAATTAGCACTTCTGTTTATCGGATTGGGCAAGGCTATTAAATGGCTGGGTAAAACTTATTACAATAGGAAGTATGGGTAATGGCAGCTTCGGCAATTGAGCAGAAAATAGACGATTTAATTTTATCGTTTAATGACTTCAAGGAAGAGTACGGAAGGGGCCGGGATCGGCATATCCAAGAACACGACCGCATTGAGAAAGAAATTTACGGGAAAAATGGTGATGACGATGGATTAAAAACAAAGGTAAAATTTAACACCAGCTTCCGAAAGACAACTAAAAAAATACTGATTGGGTTCTTTATGATGGTTGCTGCCAATATTATTGGATTATTTTTTTTATTCGCAAGGTGATATAGAACACAAATTATAAGCAATGCTATTATAAGCTGCCTAATATAAGTCAAGCCTATATATCGAGAAATTATGATAAATGGTAAAGCCTCAGTATTTTCTCATTATGTTAAACGCGATTGGAATCAACTATATTTTCTGATTGCTGACATACACTTTGACTCACCTAAATGCAACCGTAAATTATTATCCAGGCTTTTAAAACAAGCCAAAGAAGACAATGCCTTTATAATGATCTTCGGGGATTTATTTGATTGTATGGGCGGGAAGTATGATCCCAGAACTCATAAGGGTGATATATTAGAAAAATATAAAGGCAAGAATTATTTTGATTTAATAATTAACGATGCCGTTGAATATTTCCAGCCCTACAAAGATAATATATTATTTATTGCTCCTGGAAACCATGAATTTACCGTTACTAAAAAACATGAATTCAGCATGATAGATCGATTCATCAAAGAACTGAATCCAAATATCATCAAAGGTGAATATGCCGGTTTTATACGGTTTAAATTTGAAGCATCTAATGGCGGCAGAAGGTCAAGCAAAGTAATGTACTATACGCATGGTTCAGGCGGGAACGCTCCCGTTACGAAGGGCGTGATAAAGATTTCAAGAAGAATGAATATTATTGACGCTGATATATACGTTAGCGCTCACGTCCATCAGCCGTGGAATGTACCAACCACACGAATAAAGTTAAGCCTGTCAAATAAAATAATAAAATATGAACAGGAACATATACAATTACCGTCATTTAAAGAAGTTGGTGATTGGGAAACCCGAGGAGAAATGGGCTCTGCTCCATCTGGCGGCTATTGGATGAATTTTTTAATGCGGTATATTGGTGATCAAGGCTTTATCGACCAGGATGTTATGAGGGCAAAATGACACAAATAGCTATTTGTTGACGTTGGGTGCTGTAACTCAGTCCGGTTAGAGTTCCTGCCTGATACGCAGGCGGCCGATGGTTCAAATCCATCCAGCACCACTTCACAATTTATCGAAGCTTATCACGATAATACTTTATTAAAGTAATGTATGTAAACTTATCATAATTTGATTTATTATACTTCTTAATCTCCAGCATTTCAGCAGTACCGGCCCCCCATTTTTTATCTATAGCAATTTTATATTTTTCATTTGCTCCCTGTTCAAATGCGTTGCAATGCTTACACTGAAGATTACAATTTTTCTCATCGTAACGGGTAGATAAATACTGACGCTTGATGAAATGACCGTTATCCATATACTTCCATTCTTTCATTCGTCCACAGGTAATACACAAACCTATTCCATCTACTGAATCTCTTAGGCGAATAAACTTAGAAAATTCAGTATCAAGAACTTTCTTTAACTGCTTAATGGTCATATCCTCAAGCTTTTTCTTTGGTCTGCTCATATCACTCCTTAATTTTGTCTAAGTAGTGCTGTCCGATGCGGTTCATTTCTTTCTTGTACCATTCGTCAAAGTCATCTATATTAATATGGGTATCTTTGTAATAGACGAACAGTCGATCCCGGAGCCGCTTGCTCGGTGTTTTTTCTTCAAACTCCGGCTTTATGTCAGGCAGGTCAACTAAATCCTCTTCGTTAATTTCCGCGGGGCTGAATATAAACCAGCCCAATTGATCGTACAGCTTAAACACTCCGTCACTTTCTTCACCAAGTTCTTGAGTATCAACTTGAAGTCTTAAACAGCGATCTTTCATAGTTGATATTTTTGTAATGGTTGCCGGCACTTGAAATTTCATTTTTGCTCCGATATAAAAGTATTGTAACTTCTTTCCAACGTCCAAACATCACGTTTATACGGGCCTCTATCTATGAGGATAAACAGCGCTTTCATAATTAATTTAAACATATCAATATTCAAAAGAAGTCTCCTTGATTGTCTTCAGGTTTCTCTCGTTTTATTACTTCATCATATTCGCATAGCGGATGACCATACTCACACAGCCCGCCAATTCGCCAGCAGTGCAGCTTGATCGATTCAACTTTTGATTTATGCCTGCACTCTTTGCAATACTTCTCAAAGTTTTCTTGGTCGAATTCTTTCATCGTTTTTCTATCTTGTCAATTTCAGGAAATCCAACCCAGCCCTTTTTTGTGAATCTTTCAGCCGGCAGGCCCTTCATAAGTTTAATTAATTTCTTGTGGAATCCAATACGGGGTTTATTATTTTTTGGATTACATAAATACAACGAATGAGCCAGACGATATGTTTTAAAATCTTCGCAGCCCATCTTTGTATTAATATTATACATAACGCAGTAATCACAATTAGCACCCATAGCCACACCGCAAAAAGGGCAATTAACCCGGCTATAATTATCTTCAGTATATCCTTTAATACATATCTCTGACGCTCTGATAAATCTTTCTTTTTTGGTCACAATATTCTCCTTTAAAAATGGCAGGGCTGCCAGGGTACATATAACTGGCAACCGATATTATCAGCCTCGGTTAAAGGGCCGCCTTTGATTACCCTGCCATATTTGCCCCGCAATTAAAATTGGTCTTCGTTTTGTACGTCATCTTCCTGGTTTCTTTGTGCGGCAGGCGGCAGGTCTTTCGGATCGCTCTCGGCCCTGCTTAAGGATTGGATATTATTAGCAATGATTTCTGTCATATATTTCTTTTGTCCGGCCTGGTCTTCCCAGCTCCTTGTCTGTAGCCGGCCATCTATAAACACCTGGCTGCCCTTCTTCAAATATTTGCCGGCAAATTCTGCCTGTTTACTAAAAACTACAATATTGTGCCATTCGGCCTGGTCATTATAATTACCCTCTGCGTCTTTAACGGAATGGTTTGTCGCCACAGAAAAATTGGCAATCGCAGTACCGCTCGGCGCATAACGCATATCAGGATCTTTGCCTAACCTGCCGATTAGAATTACTTTATTAACGGTTCCCTTTGACATTTTATAACTCCGGTTGGTGTAAGGTTTTGTGTAATTTACTCACTTCAACATAATCCCAGGACTCGAGCTGTTTCGTTGATTTTGCTTTATTACCCGTTAATGCTAATAATTTGGCGCTGGCCGTTTTATCGTCCGGGGATGTATCAAGTATTTTGATTTTAATTTCTTCGATCAATTTAAACTTTCCCCTTCCTTCTTCCAACGGTGGCTCCATATCATCAGAATGAATCAAATCGGTGTCTGGCATCTTCCCAACCGGAGTAAGAAACGTCAACAATAAACAGTTTTTAAGTGCGTATGTTGTTGCTTTCCCGGCACCCTTATCTTGAGGGTCAACGCCGTGACCATATCCGCTCAAAACCTGGCTTTCGCCCGACTCGTGCAATAGTAAGTATTTAGTTTTAACTTTGGTAAATACTGACTGTTTCTGTTTTGAGCCGTAATTATTTGTCTCTTCCCATCGGCTGATGGTTGTTTCGTCCTGGATGTCAATCGGAAGAATACAAAGTCCGTTTTTTGCAAGGGCCTCATTGAACACTTCTTTTACATCTTGATCTTTTGTACCATCGTAAGCCGCTTTTCCAGTGCCAACCCTTGAATTTTTCTCCATTCCCTCAACTTCTTTCATTACAGATATTATAGCTTTCGCTAAATTTTCCATGACCTTCCCTCCAAAATATTCTTCGTCTGACATACGTGCATACGGCGGTTCATTTATTGCCCAGCCTCAATAAGTCTTTTTTAATTTTATCGATTTGAATCAGGTCTTTATGCCAGCACCCGGCATAATAAGTATCATAACACTCAAACAGCCCCATATTTTCACCTTTTCCATATAATACTTTTTCGTACAATTCAATAATTTTCTTTGTTTTTGTTTCATAATCATTTTCCATTATTTTCACCTTTTAAGATTTTATAAGCTTTCAATTGTACAAGGTGCTCTTCTGCTTCCTGAAGATTGCGCTCGTAGTGTTTGACTAATTTAACCTGCAGTTTAATAAGGTGGTCAGCCCATGCAATTCTTTGTTTTTTGTTGGTGTCCATTATGCACCTAATAATTTATTGATACGTACCTGATTTTGCATTTACCGATTAAATTAATTATGTTTTTCGCTTCAGGCTCTTTGATTCCAGCTTTCACAAAATCAGCCAGAACAGTATTGTTTATTGTTTTCTGGTGCTGAATATTGGCCGCTTTCTTTTCAGCCAGTTGTTTTTCTAATCGTTCATTTGCTTCTTTTGCATATTGAATTTTTGCCAGCCTGTCAGCTTCTTCTTTTTTGGCACGCTCAACAGCCTCGGCCTTATCCCGCTCAGCTTTTTCGGCCTCTTGTTTTGCCCTTATTTCTGCTTCGATCTTTTCACGCTTGGCGTTTTCAATTGTTTCTTTTGCTTCATTCTCTGCTTTAATTCGAGCCTCGTCTGCAATCCATTTTTCATGTTCAATTTGTGCCTGTTTTTCTTCTTCGATTCGTTGTTTTTCAATACGGGCATCTTCATCAGCCAGCAATTTTGCCTCTTTGATCTCAAGCGCTCTTTGCCGGTCGAATAGTCCATCTTCCCCTATAGCGTCTTCCCAGGCCTCAGTTAATTCTTTCAAGGCATTATCAGCGGCGATGCGTTCTATTTCTGAATCTTCAAAATCCGTTAAGGGCTTTCGGATACGATCCTTTAAATCGTCCAAAAAATCACGGCTCTTTTTCCGGCTCTTATTAACCAATGCTGTTCTTTGAGTCCAGTCGGCAACGAGTTCTTTTCCTATAAGATCAATCGCGGTTTTCTCTTTTGCAATAGAAAAAGCCTTTGATGCAATTTGTTTCCGGCTCTTGTCAGTAGAAATATCAGGAATAAAATTCATTGCATCATCTTCAATCTGTTTTAAGAAATCGTCAAGCCTTTCTCCGGTGAATACTTCTAAAGCATTCTCTTTGTTGATTACAATTAATTCACTCATCATTTTCACCTTTCTAAAAATGTCCACCCATACCAAACGATCACACGTGCTACAATTAAGACGCACGAATACATTCCGACCATCTCAAAGAAGTGACTCATTTCAAAGCTTCCTTTAAATTCCGGTAGCTTTCATCTGATATTTCAATATCTTTACCGTCAATTGTTATCGTATGGGTTCCATGGCGTTCCCATATTTTTTTACAGCCCGCATTTGTCATTTTAAATTTAAGTTCCATTTTTTCATCCTTCCGTTAATAGTTGTTCTTTTTTAATATCATAAGCCTCTGGACGATACATACCAAGCGGATTCTCATTATCAACATAATGATCGATTAACAAATCATACCCAGCGGCGGGAGAATGAAGCAGGTAATCTTCGAGTTCTTCTTCTTCAGACAGAGAGTCATTGTACCAGCTAACAAATTTCTCACAGCCAAGAATTTTCTGCCAAATTAGCATTCGCTCTTCCTTTGTCAAGTCGTTGTACTTTTTGATTATGTCTGGATAATATATATCGTTCATTTTATTTCCTTTATAAAGCAGGGACGACTTTTTCTGTTAGTCTTTTTAAGGTTCACGAGGAAGGCACCCACGGGGAGCCGCCCCTGCATAGTTATTTTACCCTCTTTTCGGTTATGGTTCTCTCAATTAAACGATACTTATTCTTTTCAACTTTTTTTAATTTGTCAATATCGGTCTTTAAAAATAGCACCAGCCCCTGCCTCCCGGCTTCACTGTATCTCGATAGTTTACCATCTAAGAGCAATTTGTATATTGTAGACCGAGAGTATCCAGTTACTTCTTCAGCTTCTGCCATTGTATAGCAATCTTCTCTTTTCATTTTTAATTCCCTGTTTGTTTATTTTCAATATAATATACTAAAAAACAAAAAGCAAATAAAATATACATTTGCATACAAGAAAACATTAATGTATATTAAACCAAAAAGGAGCGAACGGGTGCAAGGAAATAGATACATCAGAAATAATATGCCCAGTTTGCGGATTTTATTGTTTAGGTAAAGGTGGACGTGATTGCATTGATAAACCCAGTATGCAGTAATCCGTATAACACCAGCGATCAGGCGCAAAAAACAAAAGGATAAATTATGAAAAAACACCTAACCCGAGCGGCGTTTTTTGTCGCTTGCATTGCAATGTTAGCCCTTTTTGTATTTGAATACCACAATGGATTGGATTCAAAATGCTATAATGGCGGCAATAAACATTTATTTAGTCCACGCTATTCAAGAATACTTCCAGATGTGGTTAAGGGTGAGGGAATAACTATAGAATATTTGGAAGCATTAAAAGATGAAATATATATCAAAGATGTTTGCGTTTGGTGTGGCAAAGAAATTAAGAAATAGGCTAACGCCGGGCATAACGCGCCGCGTAAATTTTGATATACTAACAAACTGGAGAATTTCCATGACTGAAGATAGAACCACGAAAAAAGAGACTGCAGAAACGGTCGGAGTTAATGCCAATGTTAGCAAGCCGGGTGACTACACAAAATTCCCCAGTGATTCTGTTTTAAAGAAATGGGAATGTGGGCGAGTTGCGGTAAATATTATGGTAATTTTAAAAAGAACCGGAAATGAATTTCGTGGACTCTCTTACGAAGAATATAAAACTGAAAGATTAAAAGATGGTGAGTATTCAGACGGGGAAAAGCCATATTTCAATAAAGCTATTGAGCATTGCAAGAATGCCGAAACTGCAAGTGCATTTAGCCCAAATTGGGCTTGCTAACATAAGAATATACAGACCGTGCACGTTATGAAATTTAAAAAAAATAAAAACAGAGCACTTGCCAGGCTTGCGGCAATGAGACATGCTAAAGCTTGTAAGCGGCTTGACGGGCCTCCGCAAATCAGCCCAATTGTTGAAAACCTATGATAAATTTGCATCCGGATATTTATATGCTTATATTGTTTTCGTGCGGTGGAGCAGTTCGGTCAGCTCGTCAGGCTCATAACCTGAAGGTCACGGGTTCGAATCCCGTCCGCGCAACAGATTTTTGACATACACGGCCAGCGGGTGGCTGATTAAAGAGTATTCCCCAGGAATTAAATGGGGGTGGTCTATGCTTTTTGCTCTTTAAAGGTATACCCGCCTTATAGAGGCCACTCCATTTAGCTTTTGGGGATTTTATATTTTAAGGAGAATGTTATGGGTGCTTTCTGTAAAAAATGTGGCAATTATGTTTTTGAGCCATGTAAATGTAAGTCATTCAAGGTAATAGATGATGATGGCGAAGAGCGCGAAATATATGCTAACCACGAAGAGGCGGCGGCGCTGGAATTTGCCAGACTATACAATGAAAATGGCGATTATGCGTTGATGAACGATACTATAGAAATTACCGTTGATGGAAACAAATATTGTGTCGGAGCAGAGCCAGATATATACTATTCATCTACAAAATTATAATTAAGGAATAAATTTAGCTTTTAAATAGCTACACGAATCTATAGTAGATAATATTCGACGGGATACCGACAATGGAAAGACACTGGGGATATTATCAATAATCGACACTACCAGGGGAATGCGTCAAAGTGTAACTGAAGGCGAAAGTAAGACCAGGACGCAGGGCAATAAGGAGCCTTGAATTTACGAGCTGATTCATCCTTATTAATAATCAGCCTGTGTGAAGGGGCCGCATCTGAAAGTTGGATAACCCTTGCATGGAAAGCAACTGAGTTTTTATTCAGGAAGGCTTTCTATGCTCTGAAACCACAAACTGAAGTTGGATAAGTATGAAGCAAGTAAGTATAAGAGAGTTTAAAAACAGAGTAAATGCATTATTACCAAAGAAAAAGAAGTGCGGGAAGAAAGTAAAATGCAAAACAATAATCAAGCCTGAACAGAGGGATAAATATAAAACAGATTTTAATTCATATTCAGAATATTTAAAGTCCCCATTGTGGAAGCGGATCAGAAAGAAATTTTTAAGAAAAAAGATAAAGTGCCAGGTATGTAAACTTGAACCATACAAAGAAGTACACCACAAGAAATACCGTAAATATGGGATGGAAGAGTGGAGCGATTTAATAGCCGTCTGTCATACTTGCCATTTCCAAAAGTTTCACCACACGAGGTGGAATGACGAAAGGGTAAATCGTATATTAGATAACATGGTTTAGGTTGGGCAGTAAAAAGCGGCAGGTATGCTTAAAACAGGAGCTTGAATGAAATGCTCGAAATGTGACGAAAATAAAACGACAGGCGTTGTCCAGGACGGCGAGTTTGTTTGTAATGAATGCTTTGTAAAAGAAAAAACGGCCGGCATTATCAAACAAAGAGCTTGGAAGCAGGATTGGAGAATGGTAGCAGTTTTAAAGCATCACGGAATTCGTGGCAATATGGCGGCGGTGTATGTGGGTAGGCTTCCAGTAGAGTTTTTACGCCGGCGGGTTTGGTGCATGAGGTTTATGATTGACAAGAACAGGGTCACTAAATCAAAGTGGTGTTTAATGAAGAGTTTGATAGAAAACAAATATCCAGAGCCGGAAGAATTTCATGCCTGGTTAAAATATAAATTAGACCATCGTCGGCAAGGAGATTTTCAGGTATTGTATGAATAGCAAGCCGAAGAAACTTTACCATTTTAAAGCAGGGTGAGGGTATTATGAGTGAATATAAATTATTTGGTGATGAGTGGGAAAAAGAAATGTTGAAATTCCCAAAGAAAGAATTAATTAAGATGCTTGGCGCAGCGCACGTGGAATTATTAAACCAGTGGATTCCAGTAGATGATAAACTGCCGGATATGGATGAAATAGTTTTCCTTGACAATGACCAGTTTGTATGGATCGGCGGTCGGTCTATTGTCAGCAATAACGAATGGTTGTTCGGTAATTGTTATGGGAATATCTGGTATAATCGGAATGCTGGTAAATGGGAAGGCGAAATAGAAATTGATGACGAGTACAGTCCGGTTCGTTGGCATTCATTACCCAAAGCCCCGGAGGAAAGATGAAAAGTATGGACAGAATACCAAAGCATTACAAAAAAGGTACACGTGATTGGGATGCTGAATATGATGTGTTGCTTGACGATGGAATTCAAATGTTGCGCGATGCTGAAGAATTATTGTCAAAGTTGTGGAAACGTGCGAATGTATAACGGTGAGTATAACGGGATTGAAACATTAAACAATGAATGAGAGATAACAATGAACAAAGAAAAAGCTACAAACTCCACTAAAAAAGAGCGCGTTTCAATTCCGGTTAATACTGTTGTTAGAACGCTTTTTATACTTGCCGGGACAGATACTCAAGCACGTAATTACGCAAAATCAAAGGACGTAAAACCAAACGAATATATTTACTTGCATGATAGACACCAACTTTACGGAAGACGCGGCGGAAAAGTCATTAGAATTGGAAGCTGGTATCAGAAAAACAATGGATATGATATGTGCATACTTGCCGAAGATAGAGATTTCAAGGTGATTGATGATAAAACTTATTAAGCGTTCTAACGCTCGATTATCAGCGGCGGGCGTTTATCGTCCGCTGTATAATTATGTTATACAAGTGAGGAGCTTTAGATGAATAAAGAAGACTTTATAACAGAAAGAACCAGGATTATTTCAAACATGCTGGACAACCCTGATAATGGCATTTACCCGACAACTAAATGCTTTGAAGAATTTGACAAATTATATGACCGTGTAATAAACGAAGCGACGAACGGGAGCGCGGCGGATTTACTTTGGATGGTAGTACAATCTAATGGTGATTGCAGTGGTAGGCTTCTGAATGAAATAGATGATTACTTTAAAAGCCGTGTGAATGTATAACGCCGGGCATAACGTGACGTAAACAGGAGACCAATATGTGTGATGAAATAAACTTTGGCGTAAGTGAAAAAACCGGGGAAAAACCAGTAGCGTTTACGTTCCCAGTCAATGCCATTGTTGTGTGGCCGGGACACCGGATTAGACGATGCAGGATGTACTTGGCTATTACACAAAATGAGCTTGCAAGGCGACTGGGAATTACCCAGCCAACGTTAGCAAAGTTGGAGGCCGGAACGGGCAAAACAATTAAATATGCTGATAAATTAAATGAATGGTGGCATAGCGAAAGATCTGAGGTATTGAAAAGCCTTGAAAGCGAGCGTATGCTTGTGATGTCGCTTTAGGCCACATAACACCCAAGATAAGAGGCTTGCCCTCTTGATCTTGATGTTATATGGAGCATTAAAATATGAAAGATGAATATAGAAATTGTGTTTCTGTTCAAGACCAAACCATGGAGATACCCGCGGGATTTTTTATTAGCAAAGTTGACCTTGATGACGTTGATCCTTTTTGTATTGCCCGCGAAAAAGATTGCTTATCATCAGATGAAGGACTCAAGATATTTATCCCAAAAGGGCTTGCTTACTATATGAGAAGACATTTTTGCGGATCGCAATCCATGCACGACGCATTAATTGAAGACGGACGGCGTGATGTTAGGAATAAGATCAAGACGGCATTAGGAATATAACGACCACCGATCAGCCGAAGCGTTTTCCTTTCGGCTGCATTGCGTGGTTAGGCAACCGATAGGATGAATGTTGATGATAAGAGTTTTTCCAAATAGAAATAAATGGATTCCAAAAGATAAGCTTGCGTTTGTCGGATATCCCGATCTTTTCCATCCGAAAGATAGTTCAATTCCTGTAAAAATTAGTGTTGCTTTCACGTGGGATATTCCACGTGCTTATGAATTACTTGAATCGTGGGGAAGATACTTTGATGACGTTCAAATTGGCGGCCCTGCCTTTGGTGATCCGGGCGGTGAATTTACCCCTGGATTGTTTATAAAAAAGGGTGTAACAATTACAAGCCGTGGTTGTCCTAAAAAATGCAAATGGTGTTTTGCTTCGAAACGTGAAGGATCTATAAGGGAATTAAAAGTAAAAAATGGTTGGATAGTCCAAGACAATAATTTACTTGCATGTAGTGAACAGCATATCCGGTCAGTTTTTGAAATGTTGAAACGGCAATCAAAAGCGGCTGTTTTTGGTGGTGGATTAGATGCAATGCTTTTGAAAGATTGGCACCGGGATTTATTTGATTCCATAACATTTAAGGAATTGTGGTTTGCTTGTGATACTACCGGATCGATAAAAAACATTAAAAGAGCATCAAAAATATTAGACGGGATTCCGCAATACAAAAAAAGATGCTATGTGATGATCGGCTTTAATGGCGAAACTATCACAAATGCAGAAAGAAGGTTGGAGCGAGTATATGAACTTGGATATTTCCCTTTTTGCCAACTATACCAAGGTGCGAATAAAAAACAATACTCAGACGAATGGAAAAAACTTGCTCGAAAATGGGCAAGACCGGCGGCCTACAATAAGAAGGTTGCCTAACGCCCATGTTCAGGGGGCGCAAACAGGAGGACGTAATTATGGTTGGTAAATTTATACACCCTACGTGGGAAAAACCGGAGCGCGTTTGCGTTCCCTTGCAACATAATGTTATACCACTAGAAGATTGTATTTTAGTAGCACATGATACTGGCGAGGGCTGGCAGCTGAGCGCTGAAGACACAAAACATAATGTTGTATGTTATTTGAAATGGCCCGATTCGTGGCCTAATATGATGGATAAAGCCGCCTTGAGAAATTGTGGATTTAAGGTGGTATAACGGTGGAGTTAACATGACGAAAAAAGCGAAGCGTTTGAGTTCAGAGTTGAACGATTTGTTATGTGTATTTACACGGGGAGGGTGTTATAACCTGGCTGAAGTTGACATGCTGAGAGTGGGCAAAGATGGAAGTCAACACGAACCGCTCTCTCCCTGTAAATACACATAACGACTAGCGTGAGTTTCGGTGCTCACAAACACAACTAAAACGACGGGCGTTGTCACCGTAAATCTCAACGCGCTGGTTAGGAGAATTATGAAGGTTAAACAAGCAATCGAACTTTTAAAAACAATGGATCAAGACGCTGATCTACAACATCTTTGGGACGGTGAATGTCGAACAATCGTTGAACACATCTACATGGGAAAGACTGGGATTTGCGTAACTGCGGATAGCGAAATGGTTGCCTACTCAGAGGAGTGCCGCCCAATCGATGCGCCTACGCCAAAAGAAGACCCTTATTGGGAGACTCCTAACGCTATGATAACCTGATTGAAACAGGACGTTTGAATTCAGGTTGATTAGCTTGTTATATTTGCGCCAGAACTAACGGAGTACAAGAATTGATAGATTTTACTTACTTACACCAGCCGCCAAAGAAATTTACCTTTGAACAGGTAGACCTTAGAAAGTGGACTGAAAAATGGGCCACTGGTAAAGTGTTGAATTTGTTTGCAGGTAAAACGAGGCTGAATGTTGATGAAATAAGAGTTGACCTAGATCTAGACGTGAATCCAGATTATTGTATGGATGCTTATGAGTTTTTAAAAACCTGGGATGGTGAAAAGTTTGACACAATAATTTTTGATCCTCCATACAACTTGAGGAAATCAAGAGAAAAATACAATGGGAAATATTTTGGATCTCTTCGGAAAATTAAAGATAAAATGATAAATGTTTTAAACCCTGGTGGGCTGATACTGCACTATGGATATGATAGCGTTGGACTAGGACGTTCGCGAGGATTTGAAAAAATAGCCGTTTGCTTGGTTTGCCATAATGGAGACCATAATGATACAATTTGCCTAGTTGAAAGAATGAACCAGCTGAAATTAGCAATTTAAACGAGCCGGAAGCGAGTGCCGATGAAGGATATAAACTTGATAGGCCGACGTTTTTGGCGCAAATATAACGCCTGAATAAGGAGCCACCAGCGATACCCTTAAATTTACTTTGCGCCGAATTCTGGTGGTCTGCTTAATTTTGCTTGTTGGGACATTTTAACGAAAAGAAGGATTGATATGATTAAACTTTACCATGGGAATTGCCTTGTTGAGAACGATAAAATAGAAAGCGGAAGTGTGGATTTGATACTGACTGATCATAGTTAAACTACGTGAACTTATCTCCGGAGCGCTGAGATCAACGGGAATCCGGGGATTTATTTAAAGATAAATAATTGATATTCACAAAATAATTTGGTATTGATATGTGTAAGATATGCAAGGGCACCGGATGGATAACAAACGTCCGCAAGGGCAAGAAGATAAGTATTCCATGCGTGTGCAGAATAAACTTGATTTTCAAACGGCCGGTCGAGCTGCCGAACATTGAAGATCCGGGGTTTTGGTAAAATTTAATTAGGAGTAAAATATGAGACAAGGATTCTACCTTAAATTACGGATGTTTAGGCACCGGCATTTTGAAAGAACACGACTGCAGATATTCCCAACGTTCTATTGTACTCAGGATTGCCCGTACTGTACGAGGCACTTTACCGGAAAGATGACGCCAAAAGAAAATGAAAATATGTTAATAGCTGATCAGTGGATGCAGAGAATTGAAGCATTCCCGGTTAAAATTGATGTAGTTACATTCAGCGGCGGAGAGCCTTTATTATATCCCGAAATTGATCTGCTTATAAACAGCCTTATTGATCGCGGGTATATAGTGACGGTCTTTTCAAATGGATCTATTTTTAACGATAAAATTAAATCGAATCCGCGTCTGAAGTTTATTTTAACTATGCACTATGGATCTGATAGAAAACAGTTTCTTAAAAATTGTGATCGTTATAAATCAGCCGGAATTAGAACCGATATTGATATAATGAACAAAAACAAATTTGGTGTGAATTCTGGGAATGAGGCCGGGGATAAGGGTATAATAAAGCCGGGTACTTTTGCATGGAAAGAATGTTTAGAAATGTCTGTTTTTTGTTATGGGCCGGATGGAAAGTTATTCACATCACCAGGGCAGACATGGTTTGAACATGTTCATGGTGAAATCAAAAAGGATATAACATGGACTTGAGAAAAATAAGAACCAGCAGGAACAAGGCTGGCGCTGTTGTCCAATTTTATACTCGGCTGGGCATGTGGATGAATTTACCAGGCAAGATAATGATATTTGCGCTTTTTTATGATCGTTATGGTTTAAACTGGTGGCTGTATGTTCTGGGAGTATTATTTTTGATATGGCTTGTTTTTGATTTCTTATTTATTTATCCACAGCAGGCAGATTTTGGTTTCAAGCAGTCAAAAAGTATGAGGGAGCTGCAGAACAATATTAAATGGATTAGAGAAAAAATAGAATTGGATCAATATGAAATATCAAAAAAATAAAATGAAGATCAAGATTTTATGCAAAAGAACAGGGCTTGGCAATGCCATTTGTTTTATCCCGCAGATTAAGGAACTGTTAAATCAGGGGCATTATGTTTACTGTGATTCTGACGTTTATGAGCAGTTAGAATTTGCCTGCCCCAAAGATGACAAAACCCGTCCGGATAGATGCTATGTGCTTTATCTGTATAACAGAAAGAATTTCTTTAAAGAGCGGATTAAATATCCATTCGCTGAATTTTATGGTTATAAATGGCAGTTTGGGAAAAGATATTTTTCATTAGGATACAAGAAAGCGATCAATTCTCAGCAGCGCGGAAAAGATATGAACGAGGTGGAAATGAATAATCAGCTTGTACCTTGTGATATCCACTTATTCAGTCTTCCCGGACACAGCCCAGAAATAAAAAAGATTGCATTGTTAACATCTAATAAGAAGGGCAAGTATTATCTGCGCTGGATTGAGCTTGCTGAAAAGCTAAAACTAAAAGGCTGGAATGTAGTTGTATATGGTGACAGCCACGAACACCCAGACTATGTAGATACACCGGCCTTAAGTACATTTTTTAAATACTTAAAAACTTGTCAGTATTATATATCGACCGATAACGGCGGTATGCATTTGGCTGATATACTCGGAATTCCAGGCATTGTAATTTGGGGAGCTACGCAGGAAAACTATCTGCTAAATCCTGATTCAATTGTGATGCATTGGAGCGAATTGGAGCCTGATAATATAATCGATAATTTTAAATTAAAAAAGTATGCCCGGAGTGTGAAGATAATAAAAAAGTGAGGTGATTATGGATTTGCCGTTTGCTGAAGAAATAAATTACAGGAAAACCAGTAAAAGTACACCCGATACCTGGCTTGATAGGACAGAAGATATTATTGAAAAAGTAGGCGGCATTGTACTTATGAGAGCCCAGGGCAGAATGGAAAATAAATGATTGTGAATTAATTTATCCAAAATTTAGATTGTGGCCTAGGTGGTACATAGTATCAGCATTCAAGGGAGAGTGATGAACTTAAAAGAATATGATGATTTTGACAAACTGCCGGATGAACCGGGTGGCTGCTATATAATAATTGCATTAATCTGTTTAATTGCTGTTTGCATAACAGTTTATTATTTGCTGGATGGATTAAATAAACTTGCATTCCTATAACTTTTGTTATATTATATAACAGATATTTATATAAGATTTGGAGCAACGTATTAACCATTTTTTTGCACTTAATTGTTACAGTGAGTATAACAGATAGGGAAGTAGAAATTTGTGGCAGGTCAGCCTACAAAGTACAAAGAAGAATATAACGAAACCGTCTTTAACCTATGTTCGATACTTGGGGCAGACGATAAAGGACTATCTGAATATTTTAAAGTCACTGAAAAGACCTTAAATAATTGGAAGACCAAATACCCCGAATTCTTTCAGTCGTTAAAAAAGGGCAAGGATGAATTTGATACAAGAGAAGTCGAGACTGCGTTACGCGATAGGGCCACTGGCTATTCTCATCCAGACACTCATATATCCAATTTTAAAGGCAAAATCACCACTACAAACATTACTAAACATTACCCTCCCGATACTACTGCTTGCATCTTTTGGCTATGCAACCGAAATAGACTCAGGTGGAAATCAGTTAACAAAACAGAAACCGAGATTTCAGACGATGTTAAAAACGAACTTATTGCTTATGCCGATGCGCTTAATAAATCTGACTCCGATTCAGATTAAGTGTTTAAATGATGAGCATAGATTCATAGTAACGCCGGCAGGCAGACGATCAAGAAAGACGTTAATATTCAAACGCAAGCTTTTACAGAAGGCAATGCGGTCTGATGATAATAGATATTTCTATGGTGCCCCTACTCATACACAAGCCAAGAACATATTTTGGAACGATCTCAAGAAGAATACAGCCTTAATCCGAATTGATAAGAGTGAAACTGCAATGATGGTTAAGCTTATTAACGGCTCTGAAATTCACGTGGTTGGATTAGATAAACCGGAACGAATTGAAGGCCAGCCCTGGAATGGGTGTCATATAACTGAGATCGGTAACGTAAAGGCTGAAGCATGGCCGGAGAATATAAGACCTGTTTTATCGGATACAAATGGATTTGCTTATTTGGATGGTGTACCCGAGGGCATGAATCATTATTACGATTTAGCGCTTAGGTCAGCTAATGGTGTATTACCGAGAACCAAGGCGGGTATAGGGTCGTTTGCTGAGAATACAGATAAAGACTTTTTGAATGAAGACGGTTTTCCAGAGTGGGCCTATTATCATTGGTTTAGTTCTGACGTACTTTCTGCTGGTGAGATAGCATCTGCAAAAGCTGACCTGGACGAACGCACTTTTAAGCAGGAGTATGAAGGATCGTTCGAGACTTATGAAGGATTGGCTTATGTAGAGTTTGGCAAGCATAATTTAGCAATGGTTCAACAGAGGCCCGGACATCGCATACACGTAGGCATGGATTTTAATATTAATCCAATGACAGCAACGATAGGGCATATTATAGGCGACACATACGAACAGTTTGCAGAGATATATCAAAACCGCTCCCGTACAAGCAGAGTTATTGAAACACTGCTTGACAGGTACCCAGATACAGGCATAGAAATATTCCCGGATTCAACAGGTAAAAGAGAGACTTCAAACGCAAACGAGTCCGACTTAGCGTTGTTGAGAAGGGCTGGTTTCAAGGTAACTGCGCGGGCGGGAAACCCGTTTCAAATAGATCGGGTGAACGCTGTTAATTCACTGGTAAAGAAACGTGATAATATCAGATATAAAGTAAACCCTGAGACGTGCCCAAAAACTGTTAATGATTTTAACAAAGTAGAGGCCTTGTCTGACGGCCGCTTAAACAGGGATCAGGAAAAGAAGGGCTTAAAACATATCTCAGATGGTCTTGGCTATTTAATTACATATAACTGGCCGGTGAAAGAGCGGGAGGTGTATATTGCAGCATAAGGAATTAATATGTCAGGGATTATGACAATTAACAGCGATTTGAATCCTGCCGGGACGATGGTAAAGGAAACGATTGCTGAAGTATTAAAAGCGAACGAAGCTCAGAACGAACTTAACCGGGGCATGTCACTTGATTTTTTTGAGGGGCGCGGGAATAAAGCCGAGTATCTTGAGAACTATGGATTTAAAGATAGGCCGGTAAAGATACCAAAGCCGTTTATAAATTTAATGGAACAGATCATAAAGAAAACCAGCCTTGTTTATAAACGACCGCCGGGCAGGAAGATAATCGCCGGGAGAGAAGAAGATAATTCTTTCAGCGATTTAATGAGTGAAAACAAGGCATTAAGAAACGGCTATAAGACAGCAGAGCGATATAAGAACGCAATGTCTAATATATTATATCGTCCAATGTGGTATAATAATTGCTGGAATTCATGGTATGAATTTGATTTTATTCCATACTTTAAAGAAGGTGATCCGCTAAGGCCGTTTGCTTATTCGATTCCTGTTAAGAGAGATACAACTATCACAGATAAAAACAGGATCGAAGATAAAGAATGGTTTATGTTTTGGAGTGATGAATTTTATTACTGGCATGATAATGACGGAAATAGGAAACCGGATCCGTCTGGACAATATGACGATATGAAAAACCCATTCGGCCGGCTGCCTTTTGTTGAACTAAGAAAAAAAGAAGCAGTAAGTGAATACTGGCCTGATCCGCCTATGGATATTGTTTTGGCAAACCAAGCGATAAATGTAACATGGTGCGATCTTATTTATTCACAGCATAATCAAGCTTTTTCTCAGCCGTATATTATTGGAGCAAGGAAAGACGATGTTAAAGAAATGGAGGTCGGGGCGGATAAATACGCTTTGTTTTCTGAGTCGGATATGCTGCCCGGGGTTCTGGATTTTAATCCCAAGATAATTGAGCTGCTTGATTCTATTTCAAGGCAAATTGAATTTATATCCGGCAATTATGATTTAAAAGTGCAGTGGTCGCAGAAGGGTAATCCCGCCAGCGGGTTTGCTTTATTAGTTGAGAATATCGGTTTGATGGAAACCCGGCAGGACGATGTTGAATGGGCTGAAATGCAGGAAGACGAGATTTACGATGTGATCCAAGCACAGGATGAACAGTTTAAAGGAACGCGGGGATATAAATCAATTGGGCTTCCTAAGCGCGAAAAAAATACTAAGTTAATTGTTGATTTCCAAGAAATAGAATTTCCGGTAAATGAATCAGAACAGCGTGAAAAGTGGGATTGGGAAATTAAAAACAACGCCGCATCTATAATCGATTATATCATGCTGAAGGAAGGATTGAACAGAAAAGATGCTGAACAGAGACATGAAGAGACTAAAGAAATAAACACGGAACTTTCACCCAGGGATCGGGCATTAGACGATGAACTTAAAAAGTTGACGGAACCAAATGGCGCTGAATGATATAATAAATAAAAAAGGCGCGGCCCTTGACAAGCTTCTTACTGCTTTCGATAGTGAGTTTAATTCCTATTCGATGCAGGCCAGGACAGCTATTGCCAAATTCTTTCGCCAGGGTGTATTTGCTGATGGCATTATTAAAAGTGTGATGGCTGATTTTGATGAAATCGCTGAAGGATGGGCTGTACGTCATCAGGCAGTGCTGAGATTCAGTAAGGATATGGCCGGCGAATTAGGTATAAGCTTTGCGCCGACTAAGAGAGCGATCAGGGATTATGCTTTGCTGAGGGATAACAATGTATCGAAGCTGACCGGGATAAATGATTTTTATGTTGCTGATATACAGAAGTTTGGTTTACAATCTGAGATTGGCGGTGCCAGCTTAAAGGAAATCACTACAGGCTTGGAAGAGTTGTTTAGTACAATGGGCCGCAGGTTAAACACAGAAGCCTTCACGGGGATGTGGATTTCTGATGCAGTAATTAAGAAGGATATGTTCGAAGAGGCCGGAATTGATAAGTACTACTATTTTGGGCCGAATGATAATAAAACGAGAGATGACTGTCTTGCCACGATGCAAGACCCGAGACAGTCAACAGGCTGGACAATGGCTGAAATTAACGCAAGCCGGACACCGTTTATAACTCGTGGCGGGTATAACTGCAGGCATGAATGGGTGCCTTTTGTGGAGGGGATATGAGTAAATCATGTATTAAAGAAGTCTGTTTGGGTAGTGAATATGGGTTTAATTTTATTGGATATATTAATTCTAAGGTTAACGTCAATCGAGTACATGCTATAAATTCAAGGGGCAAAGAATACGCCGTTGACGGTTGTCTTAGCTTGGACTATTTAAAAGGTTTAATTATTGGTGAAATATGGGAGAACGATGCCGTTAATTGACGTACGCTGCACAAACTGTGCAAATATAACAGA